CGCCTTGTAGGGGCGGCTCTCATCGTTGTTGCAGCAGCAAAGCTGTTTGGATTTCAAATCGGAGTGCCAGGAACGATAGAGGCGCAAGCCCTTGTCGGACTTGGCCTCATGCACGTGTAGCTTGAAATAGTAGAGGCAACTTTCAAAGATGTCGCACGGAGGCAAAAGAGAAGGATCAGGCCGCAAGAAGGGCGTGCCGAACAAGATCAATGCTGACCTCAAGGCCATGATCTTGGGTGCGCTCAACAACAAGGGCGGCATCACCTATCTCGAAGAGCAGGCGGATAAGAATCCTGTCGCGTTCATGTCTCTGGTCGGCAAGGTTCTGCCCATGACCATCACGGGCGATCCCGACGCGCCGCTGAAGATACAGATTGTGTCGGGTGTGCCGCGCGATGTGCCCGACGACGATGACGACGTAGCTGACCACGAGCCCCATCAGTCCAATGGACACGCAGGTCATTGACCTAGGCTACAGGGCGCGCCGGCAGTTCTACGGCTTCCATAAGCGGAAACAGAGGTGGGCTTGTATCGTCGCTCACCGCCGCGCTGGCAAGACGGTGGCCTGCATTATGGACCTGGTCGACGCTGCGCTCCGGTGCGCGAAGCCGAACCCACGGTTCGCGTACATTGCCCCGCACTACAACCAGGCGAAGGATGTGGCCTGGACCTACCTCAAGCAGTACACCGGCTCAATCCCCGGCGTAGAGACGAACGAGAGCGAGCTTCGCGTCGACATCCCGACGCCAACCGGCGGACGGGCGCGCATCCGCCTCTATGGCGCTGATAACTACGACCGCATCCGCGGCCTCTACTTTGATGGCGTGGTGCTCGACGAATACGCCGATATGGATCCCCGCGTTTGGCCTGAGGTTATCCGGCCTGCACTGTCTGACCGGCGCGGGTGGGCAACTTTCATCGGCACGCCGAAGGGCCGCAACGGATTCTACGACATCTATGCCGGTAATCCCGAGACGGGGTGGCCCGGCGCAACGAGCAAGCCGGACGAGTGGTTCGCCCTTCTGCTCAAGGCTTCCGAGACCGGCATTGTCGACAAGGACGAGCTTGAAGACGCCAAGGTGTCGATGACGCCTGAGCAGTACGCTCAAGAGTATGAGTGCAGCTTCGACGCCGCGATTGTCGGCGCCTACTACGGCAAGGACATTGCCGATCTTGAGGCGCAGAAGCGTGTAACCACGGTGCCGTGGGAGCGCAGTACCCCGGTGGACACGTCATGGGATCTTGGGTTGGACGACGCCACGGCGGTTTGGTTCTTCCAGACGGTGGGCCGTGAAATCAGGGTCATAGATCACTACGAGGTCAACAACCAAGGCCTCGATGAGACGGCGAAGGTGCTCAAGGCCAAGCCCTATGTCTACGGCACCCACTACCTGCCGCATGACATCGACATTCGCGAGCTAATCAGCGGGACGTGCCGCAAGGACGCGCTTGAAAACATGGGCATTCGGCCGATCAACGTCGGTGTGAAGGCTGAGCCAACCGAGCGTATCAACGCGGTTCGCATGATGCTGCCACGGTGCGTATTCGATGCGGCAAAGTGCAAGCGCGGTCTGGAAGCCCTGAAGAACTACCGCCGCGAATGGGACGACAAGAACAAGACGTTTCGGACGCGGCCGGCGCACGACTGGTCTAGCCATAGCTCCGATGCCTTTGGCGAGTTTGCCGTGAACTTTAGACAGCGGATCGATGCCGTGCGCGAGCGCAGACGTCCAAACCTGGGAACCATCGCTTAATCACATGGACCTCGACAACGACCAGGACGACAAGAAACCGGCAGGCCGCGTCACCATGGATGACCGCGACCTGATCGCTATTTTGTCGGCTGAGGAAATCGACGCATCGTCCTACTACACGTCCGAGCTTGCCAAGGAGCAGGCCGAGGCGCTCGACCGCTATTTCGCCAAGCCCTACGGTGACGAGGTCGAGGGCCGCTCCAAGGTCTGCACGCACGACGTCGAGGACACCATCAATTGGGTGATGCCCGACCTGATGCGGGTGTTCCTGCAGTCCGATGACCTCGTGACAGTGCATGACGACACCAACGCTTCCGATCAAGCCGGTATTGACCTTGAGGATGTGGCCGAGTGCTTGCGGCACGTTTTTTTCCGCGACAACAACGGCGAGGCGATCCTGCACGACTTCGCCTTTGACGGTCTCGCCCAGCGGATCGGCGTTGTCTCGACCAACTGGGAAGACCCGCAGCCGGAAGCGCCTGAGACAATCGACGGCGTAAGCGCAGTCCAGCTCATGAAATACGAGCAGGACCCGGAGTACACGGTGCTCGAAGTGGCGCCGAATGAGCCGGAACAGCTCGAGACGCCGGACGGGCAGACACAGTCCATGCCGACGTTCATGGTGGAAATCCAGCGGCTTGCGCTGGTGGGCCGTGTGCGCGTAGAGAACGTTCCCCCCGAAGAATTCAAGATTTCGCGCCGCGCCCGCAGCATTGAGTCTGCGCCCTACCACGCCCGCGAGCAGTCCAACATCTACATCACGGATCTGCAGCGCCTGTTCCCCGACAAGGCGCACGAGCTGGACCCGGAGAGTTCGACGTCGAACGCGCGCGAGATCGAGCTATCGAGCGATCCCAGAGCCCTGGCCCGCTTCCAGAACGAGTCCATTTCGACCAACCGCGAGACGTCGAACCACGAACACCGCAAGATGTGCGTGCTGCGCACCGAGTATCTGCGCATCGATTACGACGGCGACGGCCATGTCGAGCTGCGCCAGATCAAGCGCGTCGGCAACGTGATCCTCGAAAATATATCGGTCAACAAGAGCGAGTTCACCACGTGGTCCCCCATCCGCGTGGCGCACAAGCTGGTTGGCCGGTCGCTGGCCGATACCGTCATCGACGCGCAGAAGATTTCCACGGTCGTCATGCGCAAGATGCTGGACAGCTTGAGCCAGTCCTTGACGCCGCGGACAGCCTACGACTCGACACGCACCGACCCGGAAGGTGTTGATGCGCTGTTGGATGCCGACGTTGGCGGACTTGTGCCGGTGCGCGGTTCGCCCGGCGATGTGATCAAGGAAATTGTCACACCTGACCTGTCGGCATCTGGCTTCCAAATCCTCGAATACATGGATGCCAAGAAGGAACAGGCGTCCGGCGTCATCCGCCACAATCAGGGCCTTAATCCCGACAGCCTGACCAAGACGGCAACGGGCATCGACCTGTTGCAACAGGCTGGCGGCGATCGCATCGAGCTTTACGCCCGCTGGCTGGCGCTCGGCGTCGAGCAGATCATGCGCCGGGTGCTGGACCTTCTGTGCGCGCATCAGGACCGTGCCCGCTGGATCAAGGTCGCCGGCAAGATGATCGAGTTCGACCCGCGCAAGTGGTCGGACCAGATGTCGGTGCATATCCACGTTGCCATGGGCGCGGCGAACCGGCAGACGATGCTTGCTAATCTGGGGCTCATTGCCGCCAAGCAAGAGCAGATCATCCTGCAGGCGGGCCCGCAAAACCCGCTGTGCGGCTTGGGAGAGTACGGGCACACGCTCTCGCGCATGGTTGAGACCATGGGCTTCAAGAACACCGAGCGTTTCTTCAAGAAGATCGATCCGAATAACCCGCCGCAGCAACCGGCGCCGCCTCCTGATCCGAAGCTGATCGAAGTCCAGCAGAAAGGCCAGATCGCGCAGCAGCAGTTGCAGTTGGATCAGGCTGCCAACGAGCAGAAGATCCAGCTCGAGCAGATGAAGCTCGCCAACGAGAAGGAAATCGCCGTATTGCGCGCTGCGTCGGAGCAGAAGATCGCGCGTCAGCAGATGCTGCTCAATGCCCAGCTCGAACGCTACAAGGTTGCACTGCAGGTCAAGACGCAACGGGAGTCCGAGGCCCGCAGCCACCAGTTCAAGACCGAGCAGGCCGAGCGCGAGGCGGAAAAGAACCGTCCGGGGGGCCGTCTCGATGCGTGATCTGCTGCACGCGATCATCAACGGAGACGACGAGTTCAACGCCCAGTTCAAGGACCTCATGCACGGCATGGGCGGGGAAGTGCATGCCGATTTGGAGCCGG